ACAAACGACGAACATCTACCAACTAATTTGGATCATGAAACCCTGGCTGAGTAAGTCTGCCATTCAATTAAGAGAGCAGATTGATGACTGTTTTCCAGATAGGGATCGTTCTTCTGATGGTTGGATTGGCGATGCAAGGCACTCAAAATCTAAATCCGACCACAATCCGACTAGCGATACGGGCGTGGTTCGCGCTATTGATGTGGACAAAGATTTAAATAAAATCAAGGGATTGTCAGTACACCTAGTTGAGCAGCTGAGAATCCATGCCAAAGCAGATAAGCGTAAACGCATCAGTTACATTATCTTCGATGGTAAAATATGTTCTGCTAGAGGTAATTGGAAGTACAGGACTTACAAAGGATTTAACCCACACAAGTCGCACATCCACATTTCCTTTAGCCCTGCGGGAGATCAGGACAGATCGTTTTTCGACATCCCACTTCTCGGAGGTAAAGCATGAAACTAAGCAAGAAACATAAAGCAGCAATCAAATCTTATCTGCGAGCAGTAGCAGCTTCTGGACTTACAGTTGCCTTAGCAATCGTTGGAGATATTAAGCCAGAGTACGCAATCTTGCTTGGTGCGTTGGTCGCTCCTTTGGTTAAGTGGTTAGACCCAGCAGAAAAAGAATATGGGATAACAACCAAACTATGACCGAACAGGATTTCTTTACACTGTACATCGCAACTATTGGCATATTAGGCGGATTCGCTGGGTATGTCATCAGCCATTTATTGACTGAAATTAAACGCCTTAATCAGCGTGTCGATGAGATTTACAACATTCTTTTAGAGCGATAATTTAAAACATGGCAAACACACGCAAAAAGCAACCTGCTAAACGCAAAAAGATTGCGAAGAAACGGGTTATTCGTAAATCGCCAGAACCATTAACCAAAATGGATGAGTTTTACATAACCTTGCATGAAGCATATAAAGCAGCTAAGAAGGCTGGGTTTAGTGAGACTATGGCATTTTGGATGATGCAAGAAAGAATCCTACCCGACTGGATTGTCGGAGATGGAGGGATCATTCCATCGATTGATCCAACTGATGATGAAGAGGATTTCGATTAAGCGCTACTTGGTAATTTCTGACCTCCAGTGCCCTTACCACCATGAGATCGCAACGAAGAACGTAATCAAGTTAGCAAGACGGGAGAAGTTTGACAGTGTATTGGTGGTTGGTGATGAAATTGATTTTCAGACTATTTCTCGTTTCGCTGAGCACACACCTTTGGCTTATGAGCAGACTTTACACAGGGATCGTGAACTTACTCAGTCGATTCTTTGGGATCTCACCGAGCACGCTAGAGAGGCTCATATTGTCCGCTCTAATCATACTGATCGCCTATATAACACTTTATTAAAGGTACCTGGCTTAATCAGTTTGCCAGAGCTGCAGTACGAGAAGTTTATGGATTTTGCCACAATGGGCATTCAATTCCACAAGACATTTTATGAGTTTGAAAAGGGTTGGATCCTGGCACATGGCGATGAAGGCAACACAAACCCCAACCCAGGCTTAACTGCCCTAAATCTGGCCAAGAAGGCTGGTAAGAGCGTAGTTTGTGGCCATACCCATAAGTTAGGGCTAAGTGCCTATACAGAGGGCGTAGGAGCCAATTACAGGACGATTTGGGGTATCGAAACAGGTAACCTCATGAATAAATCCAAAGCCAATTATGTACGAGGTATCGCTAACTGGCAGATGGGCATAGTAATCCTGGACTGGGATGGCAAGAACATGACCCCACACATGATTCCAATTAACAAGGATGGCTCATTCACTGCTTTAGGTAAATCTTATGTCTAGAGAAACAGATTACAAAGAGCGCACAATTGATGATGCCGTTGATGTTATTGATAACAGTATTGTTATCTAACACGCCGATAAACAGATTGATCAGATTTCACTTTTAGAGGATATTTCTCGTATCGGAAACAACCAATCCGATAGGGAGCATAAAATGAAACTAGAAACAAATACCAGAGAAGTCGCTTTGGAGTATGCAGATAGAGGTTGGGCAGTATTGCCACTTCTACCTAACAAAAAAGATCCGCATTTTGATCTCTGCCGTAAGGCTTATTTATCAGCCACAACCGATCATAAATTGATCAACTTCTGGTTTGATTATGATTCAAATATCAATGTTGGTATTGCTTGCTCAACATCTGGGCTAGTCGTATTTGATATTGATTATCGCAATGGTGGCGAATTGCTTGAGCAGTTTGAGCCTACCTACACAGTACAAACTGGCGATGGGTTGCACCTTTATTACGCAACAAGTCCAGCCGCCATCTATCGTGGCAAGTTAGCCGATGGTATAGATATTAAATATAAAGGCTATGTAGCGGCCGCGCCATCAATACATCCGTCAGGTGCGCGTTATACAGTTATCGATGATCGAACACCGATTGCAGTGCCTAAAGAGATATGGAAGTGGGCAACTAAATGAGTAACATAACAGACGGACAGGTGCTTGCAATAGCCATGATTGCATTTGCGCTTGTTTTTATAATTGGTGCATGGCGAGAAGATCGCAGAAATCGATTATGGGATGAAGCATGGCGTGCTGGCTATGAACAAGGCATGAAGGTAGTCAAGCACAATGTCCGATAATCGTGAGCAGTTATTTGCAGAAGCAACACTATTATCACAAGATAGAGGTCGAATTTATGGATCTCCATACACCAACCACAAGCGCATCGCAGACATCTGGTCAGGCATTCTCGACATGCCAATTACAGCACACCAAGTTGTGTTATGTATGGTCGGGCTCAAGATCGCTAGGTTGGTTGAAACTCCATCACATCACGACAGTGTTGCAGATTCGGTCGCTTACCTGGGATTTTACGAAGATGTACTCGAAGCACAGTTAAACGATGATTACGAAAAATTCTAATCGGAGTGTTTGGTGTGATTACTGTAAAGCGCAGTATGGAGCGCATACAATCAAGGGTCAGAATCCGGCTACTTGGATTTCAAAGAGCCAGAATGGAACAGAAAGAGCCTATTGCGACAAATGCCGACACTACACAGAGGCTTGGCATGATGGCAGCACTTGGGATCTTCGTGCGCAACAAGAATACCGACAAGGGAAACAGGAGATAGATTATGGCTTTTAATTTGGAGGATTATGAAACAGTCGAAGAAAGATTATCGAAGTTCTGGAAAGATTGCCCGGACGGGCGGATCGAAACCGAGCGAGTTGTCGCCGCTAACGCTCCGAGCGATGAATATGTATTTGTGGCTCGGCTATTTAGAACTGAGGCTGATCAACATCCAGTATCGACTGGGTGGGCGAGCGAAACGAAAACTGCTACAGGTTTTAATAAATTTGCTTGCGAGTTGTCTGAAAGTTCTGCGCTGGGGCGTGCGCTCGCTAACTGGACTTACGCCAAAAAAGGTGCAAGACCATCTCAAGTGGAAATGGAACGAGTAGCCAAAGGCAATCAAGAATATACAAAGCCAACTTACGGAGCACCTGGCACAAGAACCGCAGCTGTAGTTGATGTCCTACGTAATACAGATTGGTCAGCACCTAAACTAGAGGAACCAGCACCTTTAGCCTGGTCGGTCGATGATGTAGCCAAAGAGTTAAATGCCGAGAAGGTAGGCGAATCCTTTGATTGTAAGCATGGTCAAATGCTACGCAAAGAGGGAACATCTAAAACAGGCAGACCATTTCTCGGTTATGTATGCACAGAGAAAAGCAAAGCAGATCAATGCGAACCTCACTGGGCAAAGACCACAAGCAATGGCAAGTTTTACTTTCCAGATCCAGATAAGGACAAATAAATGGGCGAGTTAGAAATAATCCAGGAGGGTCGCTTACGCATTAAGTTTCATTCAGATGGCACAGTAGTTCCGGACGTAGTGCCGCTTAATGAGTGTTGCGATATGTGTAACGATCCCAGAATGGTGCATGTAGAAGGCTTACTTAAATGCGTAGGTTGTGGAGTAATCAACAGAATCGATTATGGGCACCATGCCTAAATACGATTACGAATGTCCAGGCGAGGAGGTTATCGTGGAATTTGATTTACCATTAAATCACGAGCCTCCAGCCTGTACTTTGTGCGGTGCCAAAATGCGTAAAGTGTTTACCGCAACGCCAGCGATTTTCAAGGGTCGTGGATGGGGTTCTAAGCCATGATAGAAGCTGCGGTAATGAAATGTAATGCCTGTAAAAAACCAACCATATTTGAGATAGAGCATGGCTGGGATACAGTGCCAGGAGTTGTTATCGCAGAATGCCAGAAGTGTTACCGAAAAGGCGCAAGACTTGAGGAGGATATTATGGATAAACAGATCGAAAGATGCCCGTTATGCGGTGGATGGAAAATGGAATACAACAAATGCGGAGCCTGTAAACAATAGCCGACACGCCGTCTGACCTGCGGTTTTAGAGAGGATGCTTGCATGTATATGATA